ATGCTGTCTGATGCAATTCAAGAAAAACTTAGTGATTCTTTGATCGCTCGTAAAGATGAGGTCGCTCTTGATTTTGGTCAAGAGATCACAAATGAAGAAAAAGATTATGACGCATTCTTTCAAAAAGCAATGAAAAAGTTTGGTATTTCATCCCCCGCTGACTTGAAGACAGATGAAAAAAAGAAAGAGTTTTTCAATTACATTGATAAAAACTTCAAGGCTTCAAACGAGGAAAATGAGGAAATGGGTGAAGAAGAAATGCCTAAAACAAAAATGAAAACTAAAGCACCTGCGGACGGAGCATATTGATGTTACTCATTACAGAAGTCAATGATAATGTGAATCTTGTCACCGAGGAAGTAAACGGTGAGAAGCAATATCACATTGATGGCATCTTTATGCAGGCGGAACAAAAGAACCGCAACGGTCGCGTGTATCCCAAGAAAACTTTGATGAAAGAAGTTCAGCGATACAATAATGAATATGTCAAGACAAATCGTGCGATGGGCGAACTCGGACACCCCGATGGTCCCCAACTGAACCTTGAAAGAGTTTCGCACCTTATCAAAGAACTTCGTGTTGATGGAAACGACATCTACGGACGAGCCAAGATTCTCGATACCCCCTATGGCAAGATCGTAAAAGACCTTGTAAAAGAGGGCGTGAAGATTGGTGTTTCTTCCCGTGGTATGGGTTCTCTAAAACAAGTAAATGGTATCAATGAAGTCCAAGAGGACTTCAATCTTGCGGCAGTCGATATCGTCGCAGATCCATCTGCTCCCGATGCTTTTGTTGAAGGTATCATGGAAGGCAAAGAATGGGTCTGGGAAAATGGTATTCTGACTGCCCGCCGTATCGAAACTTACAAGAAGCAAATCAAGTCCGCTTCTAAACCTAACCTAGAGGAAGCAAAGTTGTATGCTTTCGCAGATTTCCTCTCAAATTTTATGAAAGATAAATAAAAAAGACTTAAGGAGAGAACAAATGAGTCTGAAAAACGCCCTTGAAACTGCGAAAGAGATCCTCGCTCAACACTCTGAGGAACAACTCGACGAATCCTATTCGGAAGCCGAAGAGATGAAAAAGAAAAAAGGCACAAAAGCCGGTGGAGAAGACACAGACGTATCTGTTGACGCAGACGGTCATGGTGAAAAATCTGCCGATGGTGTCACACCCAAAGCCATCGAACCCCTTGAAGGTGGTCAACTCGGAAAAGCCGATTCTGGTAAAGAGGTCGTTGCTGATCTCAAAGATAAGGAAGAGGAAGAGTACGGCGAAGAAGAAGAGATGGAAGATGAAATGATGGGTATGGAAGGTGAGGAAATGGAAGATGAAGAGATGGATGATGATGAGGACGAAGAAGCCGAGGAAGGCTTGAAAACCCTCAAAAAGATGACTCCCGGCATCAAAGAACATCTCGGTAAACTCTTCTCAGGCGAAGAACTTTCCGAAGAGTTCAAGAGCAAGGCATCCACAATCTTTGAGTCCGCTGTTGACATGAAGGTTGATGAAGTCCGTGCAGAACTTCACGAAGAGTTTGAAGCCAAACTTGAAGTTCAAAAAGAAGAACTTGCATCCAAACTTGACGAGTATCTCTCCTACGTTGTCGAGAACTGGATGAAAGAAAATCAAGTTGCCATCGACGCTGGTATTCGCACCGACGTTACCGAATCCTTTATGGTTGGGTTGAAGAAACTCTTCGAGGATCACTACGTCACAATGCCAGAGGAGTCATATGATCTTGTTGAAGGACTCAACAACAAGGTTGATGATCTTGAAGGTAAACTGAACGAACAAATCGAAAAGTCCATTGAACTTTCCAAAGGACTTATCAAAGCACAATGCGAGGCTATGTACGAATCACATGCCCGCGATCTGACAACCTCTGATGAG